CTTGTTGTCGTCGTCACCTCGGTTTTTTTTTCACCGCCTGGTGACATCGACTCTTCAATCACCTTCATCACATTTGCCAAGTCCGCAACGTCAATCAGACCAAGAAAATCATCCACTGACATTCCAAACTTCATACCCTGCCTACGGCATCCCTCTTGTACGAAATAGTACAGCAGCTCAGGCATCTTAGTGACGTCCTCGCTGTCTAGCGTGGCCACCTTGTGGCCTGTTTCGTTCTCAAAGTTTCGCCACGCACGCATGCTCGCGCGCACAGGAAAGGTTTGGTTGTCAAGGGTGATTGTCATGTATTATGCGTGGTCTTGGAATGTGATTGCGCTGACGCACTCAAGTGTGCAAGTGTACGACGCGTTGTCCTCGGTTCCTGCGCTCAACTCCAAAGAAGTGATGTATGCGGAGAACTCAATCTCCTTGTCGCCAGCTTCTTCTGTGTCTGTGGTAAAATTGTATGACGCAATGCGGACATCTTGTTTCGTGCCAGCCAAAAAGTCTGTCATCAATTCGTCATATCCGTTGGTCGCGTCACCAGCGTAAAATGCAGTAAAGTTGACGGTCAATGTCTTCAAGCCAGGCAACAAGGCGCGGTAACCGCCGTTGTTCTTGGTTGTTGTGTCGCGTGTTTCGGTTGACACTGAAACGCTCAAATCAGTCACGTTATCTGCAACAACAGGTTCTATGCCTGTCGTTTTAAACATTACTGTGTACTGTGAGCCATTAAAAATACCTGTAGTGGCCATGATTATTCGTTGTTAGTAGGTTTTTTGCGGTCTGCAATGATGAGGTTAATAAGTACGTCGAGGTAGCCAAATACTTGGTTATCCTTGTCGCTAGGCGTTGCGTTGACGATTATCTTAATAAAGGCCAATAGCCCGAGCGTCAACTCGCCCCAATTTTCTGCAATGAATGTAAGAGGGTCCATTATCGTTTAATTCTAAAGGTGTAGTCCTGCACTGCAATATAAGTCTTGCGGTCAGCACTCACCTCGGTTATTTCGTTAGTGTATTGTATAGACTGCACAGTAATGTTGCCAGCCTCTGCGTCGTTCACGGTCACGCTTTTGCGATCTAGTGCAGCACGCACCTTGTCGGCCAAATTATTTGCCGCCAGGTATGATTGACCAACACTAAAAATCTCGCATTGCGCCTCGTCAATAGGCGTGCCGTCTTTTGTGTCGCTTGGCGAGTTGCTGACAACGCTGTACACGATATAAGGCATAGATGCGCCCTCTCTTGCCAGCTCCGGGTAAATTCTACCTCCTACGGCATTGTTTACAGCCGTGTCGTTTTTGAGCAGATTGTATATGGCCAGTCCTACTTTCATCGCATAAACCTTTCATATTCGCGTTTCAACAAGCGGTTGCGCAACGCCTCCATGCGAGTTTGTGTTGCACGCTTGCTGCGTTCAAATACACCTGTGTTAGGCGTGGTCTTCTTGACGCCAAAGCTGTCACCGCCTTCCACGATGTGCGCAAACCATCCGTCAGAATACTTGCGCGTCTTTCGACGTCCAATCGTGTTTGTGAGTGGACCTGCAATAACCTTAGTGCTGCGCTTCTCTGGTTGGAAAATGCCAACGCTGCGTCGCAGCTGGCCACGCTTAACCAAGATGTCTGAGCTGTCTTTGCGTTGCACCAAGATGTCGCGTGAGAAGTCTTTAATGTTAGCCTTGGCGGATGCGGTGTACACATCACCCACGCGCTCGTTGATGGCCAGAAGGTTGTTGTAATCCTTCTCGCTCCATTGTGCCAGCTTGTCAAGCTTTTTTAGCACCTTCTCCATGCCTTCAACCTTTACCGTTGCCATCACTCGGAAATTACGCGTTCGGTTACCAGGTGAATCATGTGCTTGCGCCCAACCTCCTGCACTGCAAGAATATTGTAATAATCGTTGCCGTATTTGACGCGAAACTTAGGCGTCACAATGCGTGTAAACGCCGAGGAACGTACGCGCCAAGTAACGCGGTTAATAGCAGTCTCCTGATCTGCAATAATGCTGCTGCGCGCCGCCTTGTTGTCCATGGCTGCCCACACAGTAACCCAGGTTTGCCATGCGTCAGCCTGTGACATTTCACCATACGCGTCAATAGTCCCCGTCGGGCTTGGCGCTTCAAGTGTGATGCGACGATCGAGATGGCCAATGTTCATTGCCGCATGTCGATAATACGCTCGCTGTTAAGCAAGCTGTGAACACTAAGGGGCACTGTGTTGACAGATGCGCCCGTAACTACTGCACGACGGTTCTCAAACCAGTGTGCAACAAGCAACTTTGTAGCTACCTGAATAGATGCAGACTCAGCTCCACCAACTTTGCATTCCAAATACACTGGCGATGCGTTGTATTCTTCGAGGTCTGGCGTGTCGTGGAAGTACACGCGCACTGTGTTATCTGTGTGCGCTTCGTTGTACCAATTAGCTGGTGGCAAGGTCTGCAAAGTGCCGCTTCTATCGTAATACTTGACGGCGTTGATACGCGTTACAGGACCAAAGGCCAGTGATGCGCTACGCCACTTCTCCAAGTAGAATTTGGCGTCGCTGTCTCCTGTAAAATGACGATTCGTGTAGTCGCTGATGTGCGTAACTGCAGCATCGAGCAATGCCGTGATCGTGGTGTCTTCGTCAGACCCGTCAACGCGCAAAAAAAGCTTCATATCAGCAAGTGATACGACGTCAGTTCCAGAGGTGTATGCAGGTTTGTCGATGATCATGGCAAGAGAAAAAAGGAAGCCCAGCCCAATTGCCAGGCTTCCAAGTTTAGTTGTTATCAGCTAAAGTCATTGACCACTGCCAATGCACCTGCTTGGCGCACAGCTGTGTCGTAGAACTTGTTTACGTGCAAAGCAATCTGCGCTGTACCTGCGTTGCTGTATGGGTCGACCAACAAGTCGATACCACCGAAGAACGCGAGCAACATACCAGCAGCGTAATCACCAAACAACAAAGTGCCCACGGTTGGAGCGCCAGCTGTGTCAGCGAGGTTAGGCGTGAAGTACGTTGTAAAGCCGTCGAGTTGGTTGTTCTCGACTACGGCGCGAATTGAAGAAACTGCTGCTTCACCCTTAACAATTGACATTGCTGAAGGTGAGCCAATCCATGCACAACGTGCAAGGTCGCCACCCGCAGCCAAGACTGCCTTTTCCGCGTCCGTGATGTCGGCGTAAGTCAAAGCACCGGCAACAGCATTTGTATCACCAGCACCTGCAACAGCAGCAGCAAACACTGCTTTGTCGATGGTCTCGTTAATACCTGCTGACAACTCGCGAGAAATGAGAGCGTCAACAGCTGCGCCACCTTGCAACATCAACTGCTTCGACCACAAAGTCTTAGCCGCGACGCGGTTTGGCGTCAATGAAACATCATCCATCTCCAAACCTGAATCGTTATCAGCACCAACTTCTGTTTCTGCTGTACCTGCTGCCTTGGCGCTTACGCGTGGAAATTGCAAGTTTGCGGTTGCGTTGTTGATAGTAGTCACCCCGATGCGTTCAGCCATGGTTGGAGTACGCAGGGCGTCAATTGCACCTGGAACAGCGGTTGCAACAAAGCCTGAACCGTCACCTGAACCAGCCTGAAAATCGTCAGCAGCACCAGCACGGAACAAAGCCGAACCAGGAATACCAATTTGACCTGACATGTTCAAGCCGCGTGACTGCATTTCGCGGCCAGCTTCCTGTGCCCATTCAGCTTCTGCACCTTCCAATGCTTTGCCCAGTGCAACGGCATTGACGGCACGGCTCAAGCTGAAAGACTTGTTTACGCGGTGGATTTCTTTCGCTTCAGACACTGCACTGCCGCCCATCTGGGCCTGACGCGTAATCATGTCTTCTGCGGCTTGACGACGTGCAATCTTGCCGTCCAAACGCTCAACCTCGCGCTTGCAAAGGTCAGCTTCTTCTTGTTCGTTGTTGGTCCAATCGCGGTTTTCTGTTTCTGCGAGGTTCACCAACTCTTCAAAGCGATCGGCGTGCTTGGCACGGGTCGCCTTCATCTCATTGAGATTCATTTGTTGTGGAATTTGAGGTTCTTTATTCTCTGTATCTGTGTCGGCGACCGCATCCGCGATCACTTCGTCAATATCAAGCTGTTGGTCACGCGCTTGCACCGTGGCGGCTGCGTATGCCGGATACGTCACTGGTGACACATCCAACAGTTGCCGCACCTTGTCTACGCTGCGCACTGTGCGTTCTTCGTTCCATGACTGCTTGTCAATTGTGAACGCAAATGATGACTGTGAAATGTCACCGCGCTTAACGCTTTCGTAGAAGTCCCGTGCGTATTGCTGGTCACCCAGCTTTACTTTGTATTTCAATCCACGCTCGTCTGTTGACAGCTCAAGCGTGCCATTGCTCGTACGTCCCAAGATGAGATT